TGCGAATATTATCAAAAAATATATTGGAAATAAATATTATTATTTAGATGAAATAATGTATCATTTATATCATGGAAGAAAATTTGAACGACAATATTCAAAAAGGTATCAATTAATTAAAAATTTTAATTTTTATGATTTATGTGAAGAAGATGAAAATGGGTTATATAAATTTAAATCTACAGTTACAAATGAATTGAAATTGAAATTTATTAATTATTTTAAAAATCGCAACGAAGACTGGGAACCATTAATAATTCCATTGTATAAACCGTACTTGGTAGAGCACAGTAAAAATAATATATTTAAATGGATGCCTCCCGAATGTGAATATGAATTACATAATATAAAAAGTATTAAATTACAAATTTGTCGAATGGGAAATGCTCTCACTACTCCATATTTGAATGTTATATCTAATGGAAAGTTTAAACAATATTTATTGAATTTAGATAAAGATACAGAAATTGTTATTCCTATTTCTGAAAAAAAAGGAATATTCAAACTTATTCTTATAGGAAAGGGATTTATACCAGAAAAAGTTTTTATTAATAATTCGGATGTAAGAAAATTATCTTATGTAATTAACAATGTTAAAATTTTACAACATGATAAAGAAGAATTTGAAGATTATCCGGTAGATGCAATGTAAGAGTTGAAATATTAAAATGGGAGTTGACATTTGTGAAAAGTCTGATATAATGAGAGGCGAAAATTGAAATGCCAAAGAAAAATTGAAAAAAAAAAATCGAAAAAGAGTTGACATTGATTAAAAGTCTGGTATAATGGTTGGCGAAAATTGAAATACCAAAGAAAATTGGTAAAAAACAAAAATTGAACACTATTTATCTGGTAGTATGAGAAATCGATTACAAAAACGGAATAGAGCCGAGGGCGATTGGACGCTCAATAGTAAGAGTGTCTCCATTTATAATCGTCCAGAAGGGAGGCTCTCGACGTGATGTAATACGATACATGCCGTCAATGAGAGCCGAACCAAAAAAGGTTCGGTTTTTTTGTTGACAAAAAACTGGATTTGTGGCAAAATGGATTTGTGGCAAAATTTGGATGGGTTTTAATGGTGCTGAGTTTTCCCGGAAAAAGCACCCGTAGAAGAGTTCCGTGAGATCGGATATAGCGGAGCGGCAAATATAGCTCCAACTCTGGTCAGTGCAGGGATGTGCTGGCTACCAACGAAGGTGAAAAAACTCAATGGGATGTAATGGAAGCGAAGCTCATAAGGATGAGCACCCGGCTTTTAACCGGGTGGCAGGTTGGGTTCGAATCCCCCCGCTTCCACCAACAGGAGGTCCGCTGGGCGGTACGAGGTCTCCAAAACCTTGTTTGACAGGTTCGATTCCTGTACCTTCTGCCAATTTAGATAGAAAAAATGAATTTATTTATACTATTTATTTATAAAGATTAGAATTTAAAGATTATAGTACTGCATTAAGTTTCGCTAAAAAAACAGCAGAAGAAATGTTAAAGGATGCGGATCTTGATATGTAATAAATACAACAATTTCTATTAAATTTTAATATATTTATATGACATGAATATATACCAATTATTAAAAGAATCAAAGCAGTTGTTGAATCAATCGGTTCAATTAAATCTTGACACTACTCAATTAATTTCGGAGGCTCTTGAATTAGAATTGCACGAGGATTTATTAGTTGTTGTTTCTAATGAAGAAGATCGAAGAAAAGCTTCTCAAGAAACTTTTCGAAATAAAAGTGCGTTATATGCGGCTGGATTCAGATGGAATTCTGGAATAAATGCTTGGGTAATTGATAAATCCGAATTTAATCGTGTAAAGCCGATTATAATGAAAATAAATCAATCGGCAAAAAATCAGCTTGCAGATAGAGCAAATGAACTTTTAGATAAAATACAAAATACATCTGATTTGCGATCACATTCTCCTGGACTTTCTCGTAAAGAAGAGTTGAGTGTAATGATTGAAAAGTTCGTTGAAGATTTAACTACTGCTATAGATGACGTTAAGGCGTCTGAAACTTTTAGAAAATATTTGGAATTTGGTCTGCGATTTCGTTCTTATAGTTGGTATAATACGATGCTTATTTGGATGCAAAGACCTAGTGCAACAAAAGTGGCTGGATTTAAACAGTGGCAAGATAAGTTTTACAGACGAGTTAAAAAAGGAGCTAAAGGAATTACTATTTTAGCACCAATGATTTCAAAGAAAAAAGAAGAACCCGACGAAGATGGAATAGATTCGACCGATTTAGATCCCGTTAAAAAAGAAAAAGAATATAAGCAAATACGATTTATGGCGGTAACTGTATTTGACATTTCTGATACTGAACCCATAGACGAGCGGGGAGAAGTTCCCGAAGAACCTAATTGGAAAGGAAGCAATGATCCCAATGAAAAGGCGGATGAAGTATATGAATGTGCTGCTGAATTGGCCGATAATATGGGAATTAAACTTGAAACGGGTGATGCAAAGGGTTCTGAAATGGGGTGGGCTAAAGGAGATCATATAAATATTACTAGCAATATTGCCGGAGTAAATCGTGCAGCAACACTCATTCATGAAATTGCTCATGAATTATTACATTTTAAGAAATCCTCCCCGTTTTATGTTGGTGATGTAGATGATGTACGATTGACCAGAGAAGTTGCTGAATTACAAGCAGAAACGGTTTCTTATATTGTAATTCGATATTATGAATTGCCCGCAGAGCATCATGCGACATATTTAGCTTTTTGGAAAGGTAATAAAGATGCTATTTCTAAAAACATAACACATATTCGTAAAGCTGCGGATTTTATTATTAAAGAAATAGATAAAATTCAAGAATATCGTAAAAAGGAAGCCGGGCCAGATTTATAATGGTGGGTATATCATAATGGTAATGTCTCCGACTGTGACTCGGATTATACGGGTTCGATTCCCGTTACTCACCCCAATTTCAATGCGCCGAAAGCTACAGTGGACCGGCACCCGGCTCTTACCCGGATATGGTTGGGTTTCAACTACCCATCGGCGCACCATTTTTATTAATAGATAAGGTGAAGACGTTCAATTAGTGTAATGGATAGCACCCCGGCCCTAATATGCCGGTAGAGCGGTTCGATTCCGCAGGACGAAGTAGTAAGTTATTTATTAAGACCCTGATAGACGGTGTGTACAGCCGGAACGACGTGAAATCCAGTAATAACAATTTTAGATGCTAACAGCAATATTCTAATCTATATTATGATAGACTCAAAAATGCATCTAGTTTCCAGCGTGTCGCCTAGCCTGGCAATGGCACTTGTTTCGGGGACAAGCATAACGTGGGTTCGAATCCCACCACGCTGACCACTTTTGGAGGCGAGGGCAAAGTAGTCGAGCCGCAACCCTGTCACGGTTGAGAATTTTAGCGGGTGCGAGTCCCGTCGTCTCCGCCAATGGCCCATTAAGTAAATGGCATACTATCCTCCTGATAAGGGGAAATCCCTGGTTCGATTCCAGGATGGGCTACCAATTTTACGCTGCGCTGGTGAAATGAATATCACACAACCCTGCGAAGGTTGAGTTCCGGGTTTGATTCCCGGGTGCAGTACCATATTCGCTCCCATAGACCAATTGGAAGAGTCAACAGACTTAAAATCTGTGTGTTGCGGGTTCGAATCCCGCTGGGAGTACCAATTTGGGCGTGTCGCATAGTGGCAATTGCAGGAGACTGTAAATCTCCCGGCCTAACGGCCTTCGTAGGTTCGAGTCCTACCATGCCCACCACTTTAATATATATTTTTATGTAAACGTTGAATATTTATATTATATGTTAATGAATGAGATTAAAGATTTAATTAAAGAAGAATTGATACAATATATCATTAAAGAATCAAAGATGGAATTGAATCATCTTAAAAATAACATTTCGAATTCGACTATAACTGGAAAATCGTGGAATAAGTTAATTGATCAATTGGGAGATGTTATTAATGAAATTAAAGATTTTAATTCTCAATATTCCAGTCCCATACATGGGCCCTTGCCCAATACTTCTACGGCTCTATTAAAAGCAAAAGAAATAATTTCTATTTTACAAGAAATAAAACCAGTTATAATTGGAATGGATTCTATTGAACGAAAAGAAAATTCAATATATTAAAATAATTTTATTCCGGGGTAGATCAATGGTGGATCGTCTGACTGTTAATCAGAAGGTTGCAGGTTCAAGTCCTGCCCTCGGAGCCAATTTTAAAACGTTATAAAAAGTTATGAAAAGTAAACTTAAAATGTTGCGATGGGTAAATTTTGTCAGTAAAGTTCTATCATTATCTTTTAAAAATAAGGAAATAATGGATTTAGATTCAAGATTGGATTCAATTGAGAATCGAGGAAAAGTCCCTTATTATGATTATTAGCATCCGTGAGGGATTTAATTCCCTCACGAGTTTTTATTAAAACCTATATATTTATTATATAAAATGATTGATTTTATATGATAAAGTTAAAACAATTACTTAGGGAATTCCAAGAAAGGAAGGAATTATACCATGCAACTACTCGGAAAGCAGCAAATGGCATTATAAATAGAGGGACTGATATAAGTTTAGCAGGAAAACATTATGGTGGTGCGGGAAGAGATCAGGGATCGGGATTTTATTTTTTTACAAATAAAGGCGATGCTATAAAACAAGCAGAAGATTTTGATGGAGAAGTTATTTTAGTATTTAATCAAAAAATTTCAGTTGAAGATTTTGATGTTGATTATGAAGTTGAGGAGAAATCTTGTAAAAAGTTTTTATTAAAACATTTGGAATTTGTTAAAAAACATGCTGAAGCATTGGGGATAAAAGAAGTTCGTCCAAAAAATCATTTTGCAGGACCAGTGCTTATATTAAGAGTACCCGATAATCCTCGGGCTATGAGGGCTATGAATTTGAGTGTAACGGGATCCATGAGTTCATATTATGCAACCATCATATCAATTATGTTTCGAACTTTGGAAAGAATAAATAAAGGATTATTTTTAAAATTTAAAAAAGAATTTTTATTTGATGCTGTGGCTATTAAATACATTGGAGAAAAACCTTTATTTCCTATTAGAGTTGAAGATCTTAAAGGTAATATTATTTTAAGACTTTAAATTTTTAGCATCCGTGGTGTAAATGGATAACACACTTGGCTTCGAACCAAGAGACGACTCGCTTGTGGGGGTTCAAATCCTCCCGGATGCACCATTCCCGTCTGGGCAGGTGGGGTCATATTGCGCTAGTCTGAAGAACTAGAGAACTCCGTTCGACTCGGAGAGACGGGACCAATTTCAAAATGTTACTTGACATTTATTTAAATCTTGGTATAATGTCTAGTAAAATTAAAGTAATATGAAGTTGACGTTGAAATTTCAAGACCAAGATTTTGAAACCTTGCGTAAATTTGATTCGGCGGTGAAACGCCAATTGGGACCCAATGTTTATGTGGGGACAGATTATTTGTGTTTTTACTTTGATTTCCCCAAGAAACTTTCGGAGAGGCTTCGGCCTCATGCGCCAAAAGGCGAATTGGAAGTAACTTTGGAATCTTCGGTTCCAGATGCAAGAAAGAATTAGATTTTGTGAGGGGTAAGTTGTCTAACCCCGAACGGTGACAACAAAGCATGTGAGACATGCTGCTATGGTGGATAAAGAAATGGACATCCTAGAGGCACCACCCCGTATAGGATATGATGGGTAGTTTTGTTCCGGAAAGGGACATATTGCGCAAACCGCATTTTCTTTCCCCATCCAGAGAAATGCGGGTATTAATTTATCTCAATGAATTGTATAAGTAATAATATTGCTTTACGGGTTGAGAAGGTTATATAAACAACACACCACAATAACGGGTTCGAAACCGGACGATAATGTGTTGGGTGAGAGCATGGAATCTTACTTATAATCCCAATTTCCATGAATTGAGAAGCAATTGCTTATCTCAACCCTTTCAGCGTGTCGCCTAGCCCGGCATGGCACTTGCATGGGGTGCAAGAATAACGTGGGTTCGAATCCCACCACGCTGACCAATCTCAACAACTATTAAATAGTGCCAATTGAAGCGACACGAAGTAGAAAGGAAAAGTTGATAGTTGGAAGTTATATTGGCAAAGCCTGAAAGGTGTCATTCTACGTTCTTTGTCAATATAATTGGCACCGTGGCCCAACAGGAAGAGGCGGCTGACTTAGGATCAGTAGGTTGGGGGTTCGAATCCCTCCGGTGCTACCACTTTATAAATACTCAAATGAAAGATTAAAAATGATAACTAAAGTTATAGCTGATGTATTAAAATACCCATGTAATGCAATATGCCATCAGGCAAATTGTTTTCATACAATGGGTTCGGGGGTAGCCCTTCAAATTAAGAAAAAATATCCCGAGGCTTATGAAGCCGATATTAAACATGGAAAAAAGGGAGATCGATTAAGATTAGGAAGTATGTCGGTAGCCCAAGCTAAAGATGGAAAATATATTTATAATGTATATGGCCAATATGAATATGGAACCCATAAAAGACAAACTAATTATGAAGCTTTATATACTGGATTAGAATTAGTTAAATCTCATGCTTTGGATCACGATATAAAAGATTTAGCCGTACCTTATTATATGAGCAGTGCTTTGGCCGGAGGAAATTGGATAATAGTAGAATCAATGTTTCGTGCTTTATTTGAATATTCTACTATTAACATAATAGTTTGTGAATATAGACCTATGCATTATTGGTCTGCTGATGAAATGAAGAAAAATTAAATAACGGCCCTATCGTCTAATAGAAGGATATATGCCTTTCAAGCATAAGATCGTGAGTGCGATACTCCGTAGGGCTGCCACTTTATGCGAAAATGGATTAAACAAAAACAAGGTACAAAAAATTGTGGGGCGATAGCTATTGCCGTTATTGCGAAGGTTTCCTTGAAAAAAGCCATTGAAGCGTGCGGTACAGAAGGGCCAATGAATACTAAAGATTTAGTTAGAGGTATTCGTAAATTGGGTTATACTTGTCCGGATCATTGTAAAAGAAAACGTCCAGAATTAGGAATTGGTCATCTTACATATACTGCTAATAAGAAAAATCGAAGACATTGGGTAGCTATTGATGGAAACAAAATATATGATGGGTTTCATGGAAAACCTGATGGTACTGTAGATTGGAATAAAGAATGGAAATTAACTTCGTATTTACCTGTGAAAAAAATTTAAGGGCGGCTGGTGAAATCGAAAATCATGCAAGTCTTCTAAACTTGAGTTCCCGGTTTGAATCCGGGGCTGCCTGCCATATATAATAAAATTAATTTTAATATGAACAAATTTCCATTATTAGATTTAGAAATAAGAAAATTTTTAGAAAATGTCATTGAAAAAGGACCCAGGCCCTTTAATATATTTGAATATGGTTCGGGAGGTTCTACGATTTGGTATGGTAAAAAAATATAGGCAAAATTATATCGTTGGAACATGATATAGAATGGTATAATGAAGTAAAAAAAGAAATTATAAATCTTCCAGTAGAATTATATTATCGTCCACCAATTAAATCTAAAATTATAACTCATAGTTCTGTACTTCCAAATAATGATTTTAGTTCATATATTAATTTTATATCGGAACTTGATAAAAAATATAATTTGATAATTGTAGATGGTCGGGCGAGGGTTTTATGTTTTCAAAAGTCATTAAAATATGTAAATTTGGGAGGACATATTATATTGCATGATTCTGAACGAGAAGAATATAGTATATGTTGGAAAATGGCTACAAGAAATAGATTTAAAATTTGGGAAATTTTAGAAAAAAGAAATACGTTGATTTGTCAAAAGTATTAATATGCTCTCATAGCTTAAATGGAAAAGTGCCACGGTCCTAACGTGGAAGATATAGGTTCAAGTCCTATTGAGAGTACCATTCCCGTTTAGTGTAACGGTAGCATAACAGGCTTTGAACCTGTCGGTCCACGTTCGAATCGTGGAGCGGGAGCCATTTTAAAATAAATAATATTTTATATATGACATAATATATATAAAAGAAGACCAAGTGGTTTTCGATATTTACGCCTTGAGTGAGGGTAAATATTTTAATTGACTAAATGTAATTAAAAAAGAAAGGAAATATATGTTACCAGTAAAATTTAGATTATTTGACTCTCCATTTGTTGATCGAGATGAATTTCTCACTCCATTTTCAACTATGTTTGATACCTTATATAATGACATGTTTAAAGACTTTAATAAGGATTTTTTTGAAAAGGGTACTTATCCAAAAGTTGATGTGCGGGATGAATCGGATTGTATAATTATAGAAGCCGAGGTTCCTGGATTAACAAAAGATCAAATTAAAGTGGAAATAGATGGAACATCTCTACGTATTAAAGGTGAAAAAAAGAAAGTTGATGAAACAAAATCCAAAACGTATTTACATAAAGAATTAAAACATTCTGCGTTTTGTCGTTCTTTTACAATTGGAAAGAATATCAAAATGGAAGATATTTCTTCCAAATTTGAAAATGGAGTTCTCGAAATTGTTTTGCCAAAAATTAAACCGGAAGGAAAGCCGAAAACGGTAAGACAAATTGAAATTAAGTAATACTTGACAAATCTTCAAGTATCTGCTACACTGTGGCCGATACTTGATTGGTGGGTTGGCAGAGCGGACGAATGCATCCGACTTGAAATCGGAAGTGGGCAACACCACCGGAGGTTCGAATCCTTCACCCACCGCCAATGCAAGATTAGCTCAGTGGAAGAGCACCTCGCTTACACCGAGGGGGTCGAAGGTTCAAATCCTTCATCTTGCACCATTTTTGGAGGGGTGCTAGAGTGGTAATAGGCCGGACTGCTAATCCGGTGCCCCGGTTAAACGGGCGGGAGTTCGATCCTCCCCCCCTCCGCCATATGTAACATATAACTATGATAAACTGCCCAAGATGTGGTAAGAAGAAATATGGGTATCATACCTTAGATTATTCTATGCGCCGGGCAGGTTGTTATGCGTGTGGATATGGATTTGAACATGACAAATCTCAACATTTTGAGTGCCAAGGGAAAACTCAATATGCATCAAAAAATAAAGCGATGACCGAAATTCATCGCATAATTGAAGATTCATGTGGGGGAGAAGGAAAAGAACTACGGCCATATAAATGTAAATATTGTAATTATTGGCACTTAACTTCTAAAAAAATATGATTATAAAAATACTTGTTTATATATTGCTCGGATTAATTTGGTCTTTACTTTTTTCAGTAATAGATCCCAAAAGATATATGCATATAATGGAATCAAGATTATATTTAATTTTAAATATTTTAATATGGCCATTAAGTATAATACTTCTTTTAATTATTTATTTTAATGAAATGGGAAATTAGGCTAGTGGTAAACTGCAAGAATGACACTCTTGATTCAATGGTTCGATTCCATTATTTCCCACCAAGTTTGGAAAAATTAAATACTATTTATCTTTGGTGCGGGAAGAAAACCCGCCTGCTTTAGCGGGTGGGATGAATGCCCGTTAATATAATAATGATTTTGGAATGATTCCAAAATATGTATATTTTGACTTTCCAGTTCAATAAGAACTGGGGAACGGCGGGAACCGCCGTCTAAGCCAACTGCCTTGACGTAAGACAAATTCCTAGCGGAATTTGCAGTTGATTGGGTTGGAAACCCATTCGCTTTAGCGGATGGGTAGTTCATGAAATGTTATGAGCAAATTAAATGGATTTCGAAAAAAATTAAAATTAGATCGGGTATTGATTGCCGAGCAGGTTGCGCATGAAAAAACAATTAAAGAGGGAAAAAGTATAATAAAGGAATGTTGTGAAAAAGACGCCGAATTCGCTCGAAAAATTTCTGAAATTACTGGAGAAAATTGCACGGAAGAAACCAAAAACCCGAATCTCCAAGCCTCGTTCACGGAACAAAATGAAGAATCTCAGTCCAAAGAAAAAGAAACCTAATAAGAAGTCAGGGTGTAGCACAGCCCGGTAGTGCGCTTGCCTTGGGCGCAAGAGGTCGGGAGTTCGAATCTCCCCACCCTGACCATTAAATTATGAATAGAGAAGAAAAATTAAAAAAAATTATTGATCAATTAAAAGAAGATGGAATAAATATTGAACCTTCTTTAAAAATTGAAGAAGTGAATATTGAAAAACCAATAAAAATAGACGTAAATATTAATGCGTTATGTATTTCTTTTGTAGTTATTAGTGGTTATATGGAAGAATTAAAAAAATCTGGAATTATAGATGAACAATTTACTACAATTCATGATTCTGGCAAAAAAATTATTTCGGTGAGTGAAAAATTTAATTGGACTCCTACCGATGAAGAAATTAAAGCTTTTATTTTAGGAGTTTTGGAAGAAAGTGTACCCGAAAAACAAATTTTTTATTTATGTACTCTTAAACAATATAGAGATGATAAAGAAGGATTATTAAAAAAGTTTAAAAAAGAAGAGATTCGAGAAATAGAAAATACTGATAAACAATGCTGCTGTGGTGGAATGGCAGACACGCAAGTTTGAGGTACTTGTGCTTTTAAGAGCTTGGAGGTTCGAGTCCTCTCAGCAGCACCAATAAAAAGGATATTATGATAAAAATAATTACTTCAATGTTAGAAGATAATAGTGGAGGTATTTCTACTATTAGAGTATGTTTATTGTTGTGGTTAATAATTCTGGGGTTTAATATGACTTATGGAACTATTACCGAAAAACCATTCCCTATTACAGGAGAATTAGTTGCTTTAACATCATGTGTATTTGGAGCAAAAGCAATTCAAAGATTTGGTGAGAAAGGTGAAGAAGAAGCGGCGATTGCGTCAAATAATTTAAATACGGGGGACGTTAGAATATCGCAACTTCCTCTAACTGTGAGTGTGCAAGGATCGGTTCCAGTGAGTGGAATGGTGCCAATTTCGGCCAATCCTTCGGTGCCAACTGTAATTCCAATGACTCCAGTTGTACCTGAGCCGCAACCAGTTCCAAATCCTCGGGAACCCGAGCCGTGGGGTCCCGGACAAGTAGCTGCGCCTTAAACTTGACATTTAAAACTAATGTGATATAATTTTACATGATCTTTGAAAATTATTTAGGCGACTTAGACGCTGAATATGGTTAAGCCCATATTTAGAGGAAGTTCGATACTACCAAACCTAATGTGGGAGAAAATATTTCATTGACCACAGAAGTAGCAATCCTAAATGTCCGAGGGTGTCGGTTTCCCATTGACGACTGGTTGGAGCAGCAACTATTAGCACGTTGCCACAATTTTTATTGTGAGATAAATGTCTAAGATAATACAGAATATCGGCTATTTGCCTAAAGAATTTCGGATAGACGCCCATAAGGTAGGTGCCGAAAGGGCTGCGTAGGTGACGCTAAAACAACAATGTCGTTTCGTTGTTCACCGTCTATCCGTCAATTTAATAGATGGGGTTATCGTTCAATTTAGTAGGATAGGAAATTCGCAATTTTCAGATCTGTGTGCAATTCACAGTAACTCCACCATTTTCAAAATAACTGCACTCTTTTTCGTTCGTCTCCACTATTTATTGTTGTATGAAAATGACAACAATAGTTTGTGCTAATTGTAAAAAAAAGTGTGAAAAACCAACAAAGGAAATAACTCGTCAACGTAAACAAGGACGATTAAAATTTTATTGTTCATTATCATGTTCGTCGTCGAATACACAAATTACAACACACAAAATAATATCAAAATGTTTATGGTGTAAAAATGATTTTTATACTACAACGCATAAAAATCATCGAAAATGCTGTAGTAAACTTTGTGCTTATAAATATTCAAGATCATTTGTTAATCCGCAAAAAATTTCAACGTCATTAAAAGAATACAATAAACTTCATCCCCGCCATAAAATATATCCTATAGAAAAAACTTTTATATGTACAATATGTAAATTATCATTTATAAAAACTATAAGATCACAATTTGAAACATATAAAACATGTGGAGATACATGTTATAGAAAACTTGTAAGTCAATGGACTCGTAATAATCCTAATTGTGGGGGGAAACTTGGATATAGAAGATTTTTATATAAAGGATATAAAATGGATTCCCGGTGGGAAGTTGAACTGGCAAAATGGATGGACAATCGGAAAATAAAATGGAATAGAAATAAAAAGCGATATATGTTTTGGTGGATTGATGAAAATGGAAATAGACGAAAATATTTTCCCGATTTTTATCTTCCTGATTATAAAGTGTATCTTGATCCAAAAAATGCATATTATTTAAAACGAGATCTTCCAAAATTACAATATGTAATAAACACGTACAATATTATATTATTTTATGGAAATGTTGAAGATATAAAAAATTCTATTGACAAACTATGGAAAAATGTTATAATTAAGGATGTAAATTAAATAAAATTAAATTATGGAAAATATAGGACTTTCAGAAAAAATAATATCATTATTAAATAAAACATTGGGAATGCAAAGTTTGGCCCAAATAATACATATCTGTCATTATGTGCTTGAAACAGAACCTCTCGGAGGAGTTATAGTTGAATTTGGATGTTATGCCGGAGACACCGCAAAAGTCATTACAGAATTAACAAATCGACCTGTACATGTATATGATAGTTTTCAAGGACTTCCCGATCACAATGGATATATGCAAATGCCAAAGAAAATTTTAATAGAAAATTTTAAATATGATCGGGTAAAATTGCCACATATACATGAAGGATGGTTTAATGAATTAAAACCCGAAGAAGTACCGGATCAAATATCATTTGCTCATTTGGATGGAGATTTATATGAAAGTATAAAAGATTCTCTTTTTCTTGTATATGACAAAATGATTAAAGATGGAATTATTTTAATAGACGATTATGACCATCCTAGATTTCCAGGCGTACGTAAAGCAGTTAATGAATTCATGATAAATAAACCTGAAGAAATTAGATTTCTCAATGAAATTCCACATGAAGTAATAGCAATTGGATCTAAAGCTTATATTAAAAAATTATAGTTAATATATTTTACGGTTATATATGAAAATTAGGATTTATTCCTTATTGATTTTTTTGGTTTCATTTAATATTCTGTCGCAAACTCGGACAGTTACTACTACAAATTTATATTCCATACGATTTATTAATAATGAACAATATACAAATATAATGTGCATTTGTAATTTCGGAGAAGTAATTAAAATCAATGAGTTTTTTCAGGGCGGAGATATTGGGGCACATCAAACCACTAAACATTGGATGGAAAATCGAACAATTATTACATTTGATTTAGATAATATACCGCTTGCAATTTCAAATAAAATGATTTCTAAAGCAACTTTAATTTTGGCATTGCAAAATCAACAAAACGGATTGCCAGGATCAAAAATAGATATACATATTTTTCATGATAAAAATTTAATAACTACAAATTATTGGGCCGAGGGAATATATTATTCAAGTTTTTTTGATGTGCCTAATGTACAGGAAATTGATATAACGGGAGCAGTAAAGTCGGCAAAACAAAACAATAATTCAATTTTAGGATTGCGAATGTCAACCGAATTGTATAATTTTAGTTGTATATTTATTAATCCATATTGGAAGACTAATAAAATTTCAATGGTATTAGATTATTCTCCTGCTAATATTCCTCAAAAACCTAAATATTTAAAATCAATTTAAGAATTTGCTTGACATTTTTTGAATTTCCATTATACTTATAGTCGTATAATAAATGATCTTTATTGCGGGGGAGTGTGATGGTGCACGACAGTTTCATAAGCTGTAGGACCAGTTCGATTCTGGCGACCGCAACCAATTTCATCTGGAAGTGATGGCAGAAAAATGTCTGACTCAATGTAGGCATCTCGTCATTTTTAATGGGGCCGTAGTATAACGGTAGTACGGGACATTTGCAATGTTCAGGTAGGTGTTCGACTCACCCCGGCTCCACCATTCTTCAAGTATTCCAATTCATTTCTGTTTCTCTCCACTATTTATTGGTGTGAAAACCATACCAATAACTTGTCGGAAATGCAATGCTTCATTCAAGATTAAATCTTCGGAATATAATCGGCAACTTCGAAACGGAAGAGATTATTTTTTCTGTTCTTTATCTTGTGCCCAATCTTATAATAAAACCACTACGTTTAGGATAGTATCTACATGTGTATGGTGTAAACGAGATTTTGAAACATCTACTCATAAAAAAGCAAGACGATGTTGCTCGTTAGATTGTGCTCATAAATATTCTCAATCGAAAGTTGATCCTGAAACTCATAGACTTTCTTTACAACGAAAAAAACATTTTCCAAAAGAAAAACAATTTATTTGTGTAATTTGTCACAGAGCGTTTATAAAAACTGTACTTTCCGATTCTAAACATTTTCAAGTATGTTCTCCGATATGCTGCAATGAACTACTTCGACAAAAAGCCATATCCAACCCAAATTGCGGCGGCGAAACCGGATATCGACACTACAAGTATCGGGACGTGTGGATGGATTCGGCATGGGAAGTAAATTTGGCAAAATGGATGGATGATAATGGAATTTATTGGGAGCGCAGTAGAAAGCGTCATATGTTTTGGTGGACGGATGATGACGGTCAAAAACGACGATATTATCCAGATTTCTATCTACCGGATTATGATGTCTATCTTGACCCCAAAAACAAATACCGAATGAAAATGGACGAATACAAATTGACAAAAGTTGTAAATGAAAATGGAATTCATCTCATTTGGGGAGAAATAGAGAATGTGAAAAAAGAAATTGACACTTTGCGTAGAATGTGATATATGTATGGGAGTAATGACACTCCGAGGGCACTTCCCTTGAGTTCATTGGGGTTATCGTATAATGGTAGTACATGTGAATGGCATTCACAAAGTTGGGGTTCGACTCCCCATAACTCCACCAGTTAATATGAAAATTAAAATTGTAACTTTAAGTGATAAAAATCGTAAAGAAATAAGTGATGTTACATTTCCAACGTTAGAAAAATTTTCTATTAATACTGGGATTGAATTAACACGACATACATCTCTTATAGATCCATCAATACATGCAAAATGGAATAAATTTTTATCTTTGAAATTGGAAATAGAAAAATATGACTGGATAATATGGATGGATTCAGATATATCAATTATAAATAAAAATTTTGATTTAAAAAATTATTTATCTACATTTGATAAAAGGACAAACTTTTTAATTTCAATGGATTGTAATGGGCCATGTACAGGGTGTTTTGCATTGAGAAATTGTGAATGGTCTTATAATTTTATAAATACTGTTCTATTTTTAAAAAATACATGTGATATTAAAGAAGTGCCCCAAAATCGCACCGAATCTGATCAGGGATGTGTTCGGGTGTTAATAAAAAACTTTTCGAATATATCAAATTATGTGGAATATATACCAGAACATTTAATTCAAAATCCAAGAAGTGTATTTAATCCTGATGCATTTGCGATGCATTTTTGGTATGAATTAAGAGATAGAAATAGAATTATAGATTGTGCAACAGATATTGATAATGGTATATGGACGGAAGAACAATTAAAAAGTAAACAAAAAAATACAATTGTTGTAATGTAATAAATTCTCAATATATTTATCATCGGAATCATGATATGATTTAAGAAATAAAATTTCTTTGACATAGCAGATAGACCGATGATTAAATACCCCATAGTGTGTGACACATGGGAATAAGCGTGGAAAAGAAGTAAATATTTAAATATATTGAAGACCATGACAGGTTTCTCGGCCTAAAGCGAAGATAGCGATGACTGCGAAAAGGTCTAGGTATTAACTATCATAAGTTACTATGTCAAAGATCGGTGGGGTGGCTGAGTTGGTTTAAGGCACTTGTTTGGAAGACAAGCGTGCCCAAAAGCACCGTGGGTTCGAATCCCACCCCCACCGCCAATTTAGAAAGTATATATTATTATGAAAGCAAAACGTTTAGGTGATTTACAGCGAGTTATTAATCAAAATCCGCATTGGGCGGCGTTGAAAGAATATAATCATATTCGAGTGCAATTTCCTAATGGAAAAGAAAAACATTTATTATTTACGGATAAAGAAATTCAACGGGCTATAGACCGAGCCAATAAGAATCCGGAAGATCTGCCCAAAGTATCATGGGTCAGAGATTTCTTTGATTGATAAACAGGATGGTTAACCGGGCGGGGACCCGGGGCCGACTCGAAATCGGCACGCACCTCAGAGTGTGGGGATCGAGACCTCAGCCATCCGCCATTTTCAATGAAAAAACAGTTAATATTTATATTTATATTTTTCTTTGTATTGATTGCAAAAACTGAAAATGTACGGTTTAATGTACAATATGAAGGAAATACTAACGAAACTGCCGGATTTGCCATTTATTATGGCCCGGCATCTCGCCAATATACCAATCATCAAATAGTAAAAAATTCTACTAATATCACTATCACGAATCTACCATCCAATTCTTCGTTTTATTTATCTGGACGATCTATCAGGTTTGACGGATTGGAGTCGGATTTAGGAAACGAATTATTTATAACAACCACACCTATTATAACCAATCAATTACCAAGTGCAGTGAAAGATTTTCGGCTTTCTCACGTTTATATGAATATTTATTAATATGAAAAAATTTATTGCATCAATTTTACTTTTGGGTAGCTTATTTATTGCCATACCTCAAACGGTATCGTACGACGCCCTGTTTACATGGACTCAAAATCCACCGGAAGAATTAGTAATGGGATATAGAATTGAATATATTAAATCTCCAGTAGTAACAAACTGGACATATTTAACATATGTTAATTCGGCTACAAATGCAGTAACAATTAAAGGATTGCAACCGGGGTTTTTATATCAATTTAGAGCATTTGCTGTAAATGCCGTTGGAATAGGAACAAATGAATCAAATATTATTCTTTTGCCAGAATCCATTCCTTCGGCAGTTAGCAATTTTGTAAATGCTCCGAAATAATTCTTGACATCCCCAAAGACGTATGTTAAAATTGTATCCGTAACATGATATAAAATTAATAAGTTATGAATGCAGAAATAGGAATTTGGTTTTTAGTCGTTGGATTATTCTTCCCTCGAATTGCATTGTTTTTTTGGTGGTGGGCTGGAAATTTACCCGCTAATACCACGCCCTTTGCATTTGATGTAATTAGTGCAATTATATTACCTCGGTTCCTTATTCTCATGTATATTTTCGAGAATCAAGGATATTCGGAATGGTTTTTTATTCATTTCATATTTCTAATTCTATCTATATGGACATCAATGAGTGCTAATAGATTATATGGAAAACATGGAAGGGATTAAATCTTTAAAAATTACAAAGTAAATATGGAAGATTCTATATTTGTAAAATGCACTTGTCATTGTAGTGTTGCCGAATTTAAATATGTAAAAGAAGAGGACGCCCTAGAAATTTCTATATGGGCTTCTCATCCGGGAAAAATTCTTTCTCATGAAGAACGAGTTCGATGGTGTAATCATATAATGGAAACTGGCGATCCCTGGGCAGATTATGCCATCGTAAATAAAGAAGATGCCAAGCGGATTGCCGAGTATATAGAAAAAC